TTCCAAATTTATTTTCATAGAACAATTTTTCAGACGCATCACATTCATATATTATTTCGAACAAGTGATTTTCCCAACCATACTTACTTATGGATCTACTTATTTTAATTTGACTCTTTACTCTATTGGTTTTGTATCTATAAATTCTATCTTTAATATTTATAGTAGAACCTATATATATTTTCCCGGATGGATTTGTTATTTTATATATGTAAGCTTTCATTTGTTTTTTATTTTTTTCATAGCTGCTTCACAATATAAAGCAAAATCTAAGGCTTCTTCCTGAGCCTCTCTTAACCAATCCTCTAGTTCATAATCGTCTCTATCGAGGGTTGTGTTGTACTTCTTGATACCAACTTTGCTGCGCTCGTAGAACTTTGTCATTACTGATAGGACAATTGTGTCCTCAAAACTCTGTGGTTCGGTGTCGTGTGTGATGTTCATAACCTTTAGGTGTTAAAAAAATAGTTTTCTGAGATTCAATTATTATGTCTTCGTGTTTTTCAATTGGTCTGTTGTAGTAATCATCCCATCTTTTGTTGTCTTCAATAGTCCAATGAATGTTGTAAATTACATTTACTACTGATATGCATATTGCAATTACTGATATGCAAACTGATACTATTTCTTCTTGGCTCATTCTTCTTCGTTTACGATTTCTAATTCACCGTCAAATGTGTAGCCCGTTAGCTTGAGCAATTTATCGAGGTGATAAACCAAATCATCGAGCGTTACATCTTCGTGTTCGAACTCATAGCTCGCTTTGTGTCCGTAGTGTGTGATTTCTATCTTCATCTTATTCTGATTTAAAGGTTTGGTTATGAAATTGGTCAAATGACTGCCATTTGTCTTTTAATTCGGCATCTATTGCATTATTCCAAGTAGTTTCCATTTGCTCGTGCTCCATTTCTTTGGCTTGTTCAATTAATTCGGGAGTGTATAAACTTATTCCTTGTTTATATAACTCATCTATCAACCATTCTACTGCTGTTTTCATTGTTCTTGTTGTTTAAAATTAAATAATTCGTTTTTTACTTCTTTCCAATATGTAAATCCCATTGGGTGAGGTGTGAAGTAATCACTTGATTTTGCAAAATCCCTATCATCAAAGTGCTTATCATCCTTTCTACTTTCAATAATCTCATTGACAACAAACATAGCAAGTCTTATTGCTTTCTTAATGTTTGAACCATCATTTAAGGCATCAACTAACTGAATTGATTTTTCTTGTGGTGTCATCATTATTTTTGTTTAATTTTTACAATATACCATACCATACTGCAACAACTAATGCAATATTAAATGCACATATTGCTGTTACTGTTAATAATATGCCTATTTTTTCAATGGTTTCTATTTTCATTGTTCTTGTTGTTTAGTTTCTACTCTGCTATATAAATCCTTGTTGGTCTAGTGGTTTCTACAACATAACCATCAGAGCCATTGTACCAATCAGTTACTTTATCAGTGTTTGGCTTTTCTTCACACTTAACTGCATAAAAGATTTGGCATCCTGCAATGACAATCTCTTTACCGTTTCCACCAACAACAGCATACCAATTAGCACTTTGTCTATTTGTTTTAATTCCCATGATGGACTCATCACCAAGAATCTTTACATCACCCCAAGCTGCTGAATATGTAACACCATCAGGAGCAACAAAGAATTTATCTGTTGTTATTAAATATTTACCTGTCATTAGTCTTGTTGTTTAAATTGTAAATATTTTTCAAAATATTTCATTGTTCTTGTTGCTTGTTTCAATAAATATCTTAAACATTGTTCTTCACTACCTTGAAAGATAATTGTTTGTTCATCTTCAATTACTACTTGGTATGTGTCATTAATTAAGTGTACTATCTTCATCTTATTCTGATTTAAAGGTTTGGTTATGAAATTGGTCAAATGACTGCCATTTGTCTTTTAATTCGGCATCTATTGCATTATTCCAAGTAGTTTCCATTTGTTCGTGCTCCATTTCTTTGGCTTTGGCAATATCTGAGCTATGTAACACTCCGTTTTTTGCTAATTGCTCAACTAAAAATTCTACTGCTGTCATCTTATTCTGATTTAAAGGTTAAAGAATATGTCTGATACTTTTTTTTCAATTACGCTACCATCCTCAGCTGCGAATTGGAAGGTGGACTCCATGTTTATGTTGAGAGCCTCCATAAATTTGCGAACCGGTTCTAAACGATCGTCCTCTTCTCTCACAATCATCAACCGCTCAATGTAGAGAGTTGCATCTTGTAATTCTTCCTGCAAATGTTTCAGCCAATCAGTTGTACTGAGATCCTCACGCGTTAGCATAGTCCCATACTTCTTGATCCCAGCTTGGGATCTATCATGATACTTCTTGATTACCCTATCAACTATTGGGTCAGTCGGCTGATCAGCCGTAGATGTTCTATACCACATATTACATTAGATTAAAAATGGGTGCACTAGCCTACACCCATCAATCAAACCAATCCCCAGACTAGTGGGTCAAACAACTTCTTAGAACGGCAGATCGTCGTCAGTGTGACCTGATCCTGGTGCGCTAGGCACTACGCCTGGTGCAAATGCATTGGTTGCACCCGTTACTGCGAATCCTTCTACTGTGTTGAAGAACTTGATCTGGCCATCCTTCGGATTGACCCACTCACGTCCCTTCAAACTAAATGACACCTCTGTCTCCTGGCCTTCAGCTAGGTTGTCAAGAAGTGCACACTTGTCCTTCACAAATGTAAATGAAATGTACTGCGGATACTGATCAGCAGCATCGGTTAACACTAGTTCGCGCTTGCTGAACTTGTCGGAAATAACTTCCGTGTTGCCTACCTTATAGACAACGCCTTTGTATTTAAACATATATTAAAAGATTACATAAATAATAGCAGCGATACATAGTATCGTTGCAATAATTGATACGACAATAATTTTTATAGCAGCCTTGTCTTCTGCTTTCTCTAAGAAGTAGATGTGGTCTTGAATTATCTCAACCTCATCAGAGTAGAAATACAACTCATCACTACCAACATTAACTAAGTAGCCATAGTTGTGACGCTTGGCTTCGTAGATCTTACCAATCTCATCGTATAGTAAGCCATAGCCGCCATCTGTTAACAACCGGACTCTCATGAGTTCTTAGTTTTTAATATGCTGATATACTTATCGGCATACTCATTAGCAACCTTCAGCCAACTCTCAATAGTTGCAATGTCGTCGTCGGTCAGAGTGACTTTCACAATCGTCGCTCTCATGTTGTCATCAATGTCATCCATGTAGTGCAAGCTTGGTTCGTCCCATTCACCTAACAACTCCTCAGGTGTGTTGCATAGCATGTATGCCACCTCACCATCACGCCAGTCAAGGCCAGTCATCTGACGTAGCATCCACAAGTATGCCTTCACTTGCCAATCATAACCTGATTCCTTGACTTTCTTGGAGGCCTTCTCCTCAGTCTTTGGAAATGTCTTTTTAGTATATGATGACTTGATGTCAAGCACCTTGAGTCGCTCAGCGTCAACTACGTCAGGATGACCATGCATTAGTGGTGTGTTGAGGTATGCGTACTCGCTATTATCAGACAACTTGTTGTATGACGTAAAGAACACCCGGTTGTATAGCTCAATAGCCTCGTCCTCAACGTTAATACCCTTGTCAGTCTCCTTGCTCCAGAAGTGATCTTTGTATTGGTATACCTTCTCGTCAATAATCTCCTCGATTAACGTCTTAGCACCTTGGCTTAGCTCAGGGTTGGCATCACGCTTGGCAATCAGCTCATCACGCTTGGCTGCCTGTAGGTCAGTCAATTTAATCTTAGCTAATAGACCATCAAGTGTTGCTTGTTGGTTTGGTGTAAGACCTGGAATGCCGCTATTGAATAGCGGTGCACACTTACTTGCTCGTAACTTCAGCATGTTGCTCAGGTGTTAGATTGAAATCACTGATTAACTTCTCAGCTGTGGTCTTGCCATCAGCAATGGCCTGCAAGGCCTTGGCAAATCGATCAGGCGCGATGCTTGGCTTCTCCTTCTTGGGTAGCGGACGTGTGCTAAAACGTAGCGCATCAACCACACCCTGTGGACTCTTAACCTTCTCAACACCAAGCACAATCTCCTTGCCGATGTATTCGTTGAAGTCGAAGGACCCGAAGTAAACTTCGAGACGCTTGAAGTTAGTCCGGTTGGCTACCATGCTCTTCTGAAACTCTTTGAGCTTGATGAACACCTTGTCTTCCTTACCCATCTCTCCGACCATTACGTCCTGATAGACCTTCTCAATTGTAACGACTTTTGGCTCGTACTTACCATTGACCTCTAAGTCCCAACTCCCTAGGTACTTATTGTCTTTCATTAAATTTCTCCAGTGCGACATATTGTTAATTAAATTTGAACAAAACTAATATATTTTTTCTTGAATTGCAAATATTTTAAAATTATTTTCTTTCGTTTGTCAAGATTTAATCTTGACCTCCTAACCTCATCAACAAGATGATCCATCATGACCCTATATGCGCCTGGCTTGAAGCCATGGCGATTGAATATGTCGTATTGGTCTTGGCTCACTTCTTCGAAGTTGTTAGTGTTTACGTTGTAGATACGAAAGGCTCCGCTGTGGAGCCTCTCTATCTTCACACCCATGTCTATGAAGTACTCGCCTTCACTTGTTGACCATGGCGTGTGGTGCTCGGTTACATCAGTCCACGCCTTCATACTCAAGTATTGTGTATTCTTCATCAAACTCTACTGGACCCTCTGGCAGGTATCTAAACCAAATGACATAGCCCGTCTTTGTTCTAGCTACGTAGGTGATGTAGACTTGACCGACTTCGTCTGGTCGGTGGAAGTAGTTGAACAATGGGGCGTCAACGTCCTTTCGATCAACATTAATTGTGTGCATCTTGGCTCCGTTATACTCAAGGGTGTTGAGAGCAATCGATAATGCAGTGTTCATGTCATGAGCAGTGGTGTAGAAGTTGCCGTCACTTAAGACCTCATAATCTGGCCGGTCTGGCTTCCACTGTGCGCTGACTGCCGATGCGAACGTTAGCATGCCAAGGCAGAACATTGCGACGACCATTGGGATGCCAATGGCAGCCCGAAGGATGTCGTTTTTGATGCGTGCAACAAGGCCCATCCCGAGCATTGTTGCAATAAAAAGGATTGCATACATATTAGTTTGGATTTATTTTGTTAATACTCATTTGAACTACAGCCTGCTTCACGTCGGTGATGGTCTGATCACTGACAATTAGACCAAGGGTCATGGCTGTCATTGGATTGGTAGCGAATAGCTTTAGTGACTTGCCGTTTTCATAGGTCACGATGTACCGCTTTAAGGTTGGCGACATAGATGATTTCATGTTCAGGGATTTTAGATTTGTCAACTGCCTCTTTAACGCTGTCTGCCTCTATAGTTACACCTGAGCAGAGGATTGGACTCAGGTTGTAGCAGATGTGGTATTGGTTCATAACTTTATACTTATTCCGTGTAACAAAAAATGGATGAGAATCTCCCTGTCATCCAAGCTCAGGGATACTGACAGGCCGATAGTCCTACCGGCTGGCCAACTTTCAGTGAAACGTATTGTCATAGCTCTCATAGTAATATGCCTCTGAGATGAAGTCCTCGAAGTCGCGTAATTGTTGGCGGCTTAGCCTTGACTTCATGTCGTTGGCGGTTGATAATTCGTTCTGCTCAATCTGTTGAGCGATTGCTTCATAGTATTCAGCCATGGACTCATGGCCGACATACTCTAGGTCGTGTTTAGTTATCATGTTGAAAGAATTTAGGTGGTACAATAATGAAATGGTTGACACAAAATACATTTGATGTCTCCAAGGTTACAACCTTGGTCGGGATTCCCTGAGCCTTGAGCTCAGCGACCTTGACCTTGATGTTGCGCTCAGCATTCGGATATGGGCTGTCGTCACATCCACCGGTGTCAGGCTCGCAGTGAACTGAGTACTTTGGCTTGGCATAACCTCTCCAACCATCTAAGCGGACGTACTCTTGGGTCTCGTCGAAGCAGGTGCCTGCATGCGGGGCATCCGGCTGAGGATTGTGATTAACACGCGTCATCTCGCCGTCCCATTGGTTGCCGTTTAGGTAGGGCTCTTTTCTTTTCATGCTAACCGATACATCGGGTAGCATATTGAGCCACTTGTTGGTCGTGCGGGTCGGCCATCCGGCATTTGTAATATATAGCCCA